ATGTGCATCTTGATGAAAGATGGTTCTATGTAAGGGAATCAAAGACAAAATCAGGAATAAGAGAAGTTCCAATTGCTGAAAAGATTGTTCCATTCTTTCAATATTGGTTAGACAGGGATTGTGAATATCTGATTTGCACACCTGATGATAAGCATTTTCGTTATAGAAACTACTATGACAGTTATTGGACACCACTGATGGAAGAATTAAAACTTCAGCACCGCCCACATGACACAAGACACACCTGTGTGTCATTGCTTACTGAAGCAGGTGTTGATGAAAGAATCATCAAGAAGATTGTTGGCCATAAAGGACAAGGTGTCACACAAACAGTTTATACACATATTGAATTACCATTCAAACTTGAAGCTATAAATAAGATATAAAATAAAAAAAAAAGACCTGATATAACAAATTGTTACATTAGGTCTTTTATTTTAGAATATATTTATTTTTTTTGTTTCTAGTGTGTTACTAGCATGTTACTATTAGACACAAATTCTTAGATTTTGACAAAAAGAAAAGACCCAAGGAATGTTGAATTTCCTTGGGTTTCTTATTGCTCTCCTCAGCAATAAATTAACGTTTAGATAATTCCAAAATAACTGTGTTCCTTATATTATAAGGCTTTCTGATGTGTTTGTAACTCTTTTGTTACTATCATGTTACTAATGCAAAAGTCTGTTTACTTCTGCTTGAACAGCAGAATCATCCTAATACCATCTTCTTGATGTTTTTTTCTTGACTCTTCCTGTGTTTTATCTTTTTAATTTCTTAGCATATGCAAGTGATTTTTTACCAAACATTCCATTAATCTTTTTAAATCCGCAATGACGCATGAATTCATTTACTGCTTCTACAGTCTCATCTTCATAATCACCATCAGCACCATACTGTTTTAATGGATATCCTGCCCAAATCAATAAGTTCTGAAGTCTTTTTACTTCTAATCCTTTATCACCTTTCTTAAAATATCCTCTTTTTGGTAATTTAGGAAAAACTCCATCATATTTTTTTGGTGCTTTTTTTACAGTATTTACACGTCCACCACTTAAAATTGCTCCAACATGGTGTGCAACTTTATTAAGTATATCACCATTTCTTTGCCACTTTATAATTTTGGTATGATCGCCATTCTTATAGTGCTTTGTAAAGAATGTAAAATCTTTTGGATATTTAGATCTGATATCATCTTCCAATGTTGAAGTCGTATTTAGCGGATTGATCTTCTTAAATCCAGCAACGATAAGACCGCAAGAAACTAGCGATGAGCAATCACATTCACATTTTTTTTCTAGTCTTGTGTAGTTGTAATCTAATCTTTTTAATTCATAATTCAAAGTCCATCTTTCGGATTGGTCATATCCGACTAAAGATGTACTGCAAGCCCACTTCATAAAATTGATAAATTTTTCTCGCTTTTTTTTGTCTTTAATGCGGATGCATACATCCCATCCGCCTTTATAAACATAAGCCTCTTGCGTGGAAATTTCTTTGGCTGTCTGAGATCCAGCCTTACCACCGCTTATTTTCCCACGTTCATCAATTCTAGCACTACCAAAAATCATTTATAAGCCCTCTTTCTCTTCTAATTTTTCTAATTTTTTTTTGAAATAACTTATGCATTGTTTGACATATTACTACCCATTGTCTTTATTTTTTAGATATTCATCAATCATCTTATTCATTTCTTTAATTTTTTCATTTAGGTCATCACTGTCTTCATTGCTAATAATAGAATTTGAGACATTATTGATGACGTTCTCAATTTTTTTAGGGATTGGTACTCCTACCAAATCGAGATTTTCAAGTACAGATACACCTTCCATAAAAGCAATATAGAAACTTACACAGTACAGAATTTCAACTGGTAGCGTTACCGCATAGCATACTACACCGACTGCAACGATAAGCATCATTTCGCCAACTTTTTTTACAATTCCGTTTCTCATTTTTGAGCTTTGCACTTTTTTTGAAGCCCATGCATTAGCAAATCCTGTAATGATATCAATAGCCATCAAAATGGCAGGCAACAAGAAAGACCACCCAAAATTCACATAATGCAATTTTCCAACAATCTTAATAATTTCAATCATCTCCATTTTTCTCCTTTGTACTTAAAAAAAGGCTGTACTTTTAGTACAACCTTTAGATATTTAATTGTGTTGACGACTTATGCCTGACCTGCTAAATCACGACAATCAAGGTCAATCAGAACCTGAATAACCTTGTCCTTGATTCTTGCAGGGACATCATCAATTGTCTTCACACCTTTGATAATAAGTGTTGCATATACGACTGCCATGTTTTCCACTTCCTTTCTAAATAAAATATTTATGATAAGATTGGTTATCAACCTTCATCACCTACTTCAGCAAGTTCAGGATGACCTTCTTTGATCAATTCCTGCCTGACTTCATCTTTGATTCTTGTTGGTACATCATCAATGGTTTTGATTCCCTTGATGATAAGTGTTGCATAAATCTTCACCATGACAATTCACATCCTTTCTATGCTAACATTTCATACACGTCACACAGTGCAACCTGTGTCTGTGTCATCTGTTCTTCAAGACTTGCATTCTTTTCTGCCTGAATCCTGATATATTCATCTTTATCATACTCTGTCAAAGTGAATTCATACATTGTGACTTCATCATCTGATTCAGGATTCTTCACCTTGATTTCAGTGATATTTTCATAGCTGAAGACCTTTGATTCAGTGATTTCCACATCTTCAGGTTTCACTGTGCTTCTTTGTGTTCCATACTGTTTCATGCTACTTTTCCACCTTTCTTGACATTCAATTCATAATATTTAGTTGCATATGGAATCAATGGTTCAACATATTTCTGTGTCAGTCTGAAACAATTTCCATGCTTAGTCCAACCTTTGTAAGAATTTATTGAACACCATTCTGAATAGTTCATCATGTTCCCTGATTCAACTTTCTTCTTTATCTTTACCATTTTCTTCTTCATGTCTTTACAGGTCTGCTTTCTTAGTAACACATAGGAAACAAACACTCTATAACCAAGGTAATCAATACCCCTGACATAAGTTGGAAACACTTGATAATTCTTCTTGATTTTTAACTTCATATTTTTATGAAAGTATTCATTGATTTCATTCAGCAACTGATGCAGTTCTTTCTTAGTTCTTGCAAGAATTACAATGTCATCCATGTATCTGAAGTAGTATTTGACATGCTTGACTTCTTTTATCCAATGATCAAAATCACTAAAGTAATAATTCCCACTATACTGCGACAGATAGTTTCCAATTGGAATCCCTGTGTTTGGGTCAATGTCTTCATCTAGCAACCATATTGAAACAAGGTCTTCATCTTCTGCTGTATTGATTGAATCAATGATTTCATCAAGAATCCAAAGAAGGTCATTGTCTTTGAACATCTTTCTGTATTTCTGTTTCAGAATGTCATGATTCACTGATTGATAATAATGTCTTGCATCTATCTTCAAACAATATTGACAGTTTGGAACATCATGTTGAACTGCTTTCATTACTCTGCTAAGTCCTTTATGAATTCCCCTGTCAGGTATTGCTGAAAAGGTATCAGAAATAAGGTGCTTGATTAAATATGGTTCAATTACCTGCAAGATTGCCCACTGTGCGACCCTGTCAGGAAAATAAGGAAGTTTATAAATCTTTCTTGTCTTCCCATGCTCATTTTTATAGAACACTTCATATTCAGATGTATGATAGGTTTTATTTATCAGCATGTCCTGCAATTCCTTCAGGTACTTGTCAGGATCAGAATCAATCATTTGTACTTCTGCATACCATCCTTTCCCTTTCCTTGCATGTTGGTGTGCCAACTTCAAATTTTTCATATCATAAATCTTTTTATATAAATGTCCATAACGCTTCATATATAATCACAACCACCAATTCTTTCTGTCATTTTTGTATGCGTGTTTCTGATTCTTCAACTTCCTTTCAGGATTTACCAAAACAGATTTATTCCATGTGCTGTCATCAATGAATGACAGGCTTTTGTGTTTTGCCAAGTGGCAGGGTCAAGTAATTTCCACAATTTTTTATATGAAAACAGACAGCCCTTTTGGACTGCCTGAAATCAACCACGCATTTACTAAGTGACTGCTGATATTACGATTACGATTCCCAACACTGTTATTCAAATTCCAATAGAAACTACCTGCATTAGAACCATTATTCCAATTACTGCCTAATTGAGTAATCTTGAAAATGTTTTTATTGTGTACAGATATAACAACAAGGTGGAAGATGTTGCCATCAACAATTACCTAACCCATATATTTAATTAAACAGTGACTGTTGGTACATACACCAAGCGACCGCCGATAATACGACCACGAGTCCCAACACCGTTATACAAAGTCCAATCGAAACCACCCGCATAAGACCCATCATTCCAACTACCGCCCAATA